GGTGCCTATATCTAAGAAGTCATGTCCAGTAGCTCGACAAGTTGAAATTTTAATAGTGACAGCCCCAGTAGATCCGCTCGGCAAACCTGCACGTAGTGTCCTTGATTCGTCATCTGGAAATACTTTATTAATGCCACTAGCTGTTTGACTGTAATTATTGTTATCGCTATAGTCAACAAATGATATATACGCAGGAACAAGTCCGGCTGCTGCTACATACTCTGTAATTCTATGTATTTTACCATTCCAAGCAAATGCTAATGTTCCTGAATTTAATAAATCACGTTTTGCCGCGTTTTCTGATCCACTAATATCAATGACAGCAATCTTAGTATCGCCGATGGTGCCGCCCATCGTCTTGGCCCCATTGTCGGGATCAACTGTTAACACTTTGTCTGCATCACTTACTGGTTTTAAATATGAAAAACTAGTATCAATGGATAATACCGCTTGATTGGCAGGTAATACCGAACCGTCGGCTAACGATAACCCATATGCAATAACACGTAGGATGTCCGGACTAGTTGCACTGAATTCTAAAGCAGTACTAGGTCTAGTTGGGTTAACGTTGTCGATGCTGTCAAATCTAAAGTTTTGTAAACCTCTAATGATCAGATTAGTATGATCCGATAACTGTGAAGTAAGACCGTTAGCTTCCCTGTTATCGTTAGCATTAGACGTAAGTCCAATTAATAATACTTCTTGACCACCGTATATATTACCGGTGACTGTGGCAGTACCAGTGCCTGTTCCCACTGCGGTAGCCGTGAATACTGTGCCTACAGTATTGCTAGACGAGCCAATTAGCGTAAAGTTTGTTGATCCACTACCTGTGCTGACAATAGTATAAACTTTGCCTCTAACAAAACTGCCAGCTGTTATAGTTGCACCTGTAGCAAATGTACCGTAAGATGTGCTAACTACAGGAGTAACTAGAGTAGGATCAGTGTACAATTCTAATTGAGATGAACTTAATCCAGCAGTTGACACCTTAGCATAGTACAAACCAGTGATCTGTGTCATGCCTGCTATGTCACTAATATTGACAAGATCCCCGTCATTGTAATGATGTGCAGCATCTAATGTTACTTTTGCAGGACTTGCTTTAGTGATCGCAGTTACGGCATAGGTAAATCTTTCATACGCAGTACCACCGTAGTAGGCAGTTCCCGTCCCTGTCCCTACGCCAGTTGCAACAAATTGTGTGCCTGGGTTGTTGTTTGCTGCACCATGTGACCCTGAAAAATCCGTAGTGCCAGCAGTGATAATTGTATATCTACGACCTGTTACAAAACCTCCAGCAGCCACAATGCCAGGTTTAACAAATGCAGTGTATGCTGAAGAATTAACACCTGTAGTTAACGTGCTATTTGAATATAATTCAAACGTATTATAAGTCAAAGGCTTAACGTAATATCTATTATTGTTAAGCTCAGTCATTCCTACAACATCGCTGATAAAAATTCTATCTCCTTGATAGAATTTAATTGGGGACTCTATAGTACCACCTGACAGATATGTACTATATACTGTAGAATCTACTGCAGGAATTAATGTATCATCAGTATAGATAGCAAATTGATTAGCAGCATAGCCACTAGCCTTAACGTAGAAACTAGCGCCATTAATCTGTGTCATGCCAACTACACCAGAGAGAGACACAAAATCTCTATCAATTAATCCGTGACTGCGAGTAGCCGTTCCTGTTCCTGATCCAACACCAGTTGCATTAAATGTTGTACCTTCTGTAACACCTTTCATTGCCACTGCACCCAGTACTGATTGACTAGTATTTACAGTATAAGTCCCAATACCGCCTGTACCACTGCCTAATGCAGTAATTCTAGTACCAGCTGTAACTCCAGAACCTGTTAGGTACATACCAACTTGAACAGTACCACTAGTCGGGGCAACTGTTACATTAAGAACAGTGCCAGCACCGCCTGAGCCGTTGCTAATTGTAGCAGTGAAATCTGTTGACCCTGCGCCTATAGTTGGCCAAGCTGTATTACCGCCTGACAATATTGTATAGGTTTGTCCCGCTATAAAACTTCCGGCAGATACTGTACCAGTAGTAACTGTTACTACAGCAGGATCGTTTCTAGTAATATTAGTCACAGTCAATGGCAAGTATTCACTGTTAACTGTGACCACACAAGGATTAGCAGTAGTTGCATTGGTAATTCGATAATTGTAAGTACTCGAGTTAATACCAGTTCTAGTTGCTGTTCTTAATTCGTATCTACTTGTCGTGTCATCGGGATGGATAACTTCAACCTCACTGACACTATTAGGAATATATGAATATCTCTTTAAGTAAAATGAAATATCATTTTTTAAATTTTTGTTACTAAAATCATCGAATCGATAAATCTTACCTACCTGTGTCATGTTTTCAAATAACGTAACTTGATCAGGTAATTCTGTAGGATCAGCACCTTCGGATCTTAAACCATATGTACCGTTCGCATTTGATCCTGCAACTGAACGAATCTGTCCACCGTTGCTGGCAAAATATGCAGTGTGACAGTAATAGGTAAATGTAGAAACTTGTTCAGTCAAACCTGCATTGTGTGCAAGAATTCCATAACCTAAATCGTTAACCTGTGTGTAATCGTTGGCCAACATTGAACGATTGCCCGGAGTTTCTAAAATGATATCTAAGTTTCCATTACTCCACGGAGTGGTTGCGTTAAGTTCGATTACTGTAACACCAGTAGTACCATTCCAACTGACAATGTTGTCAACTTGATATCTAAATCCGGCATAGTAGAACGATGTGGGAGCAATAGGTCTACGACTAGTTAATCCACTTAAGGTTAAAAATAATCCAGAAGTGCTGGTAATTTTAGCAGTTAAACGTCCACTGAACCCATCAATAAACATACCGCCGCGGAATGCCTGTTTATTCACACTTGCACAGAAGCTAGCACTTTCCTGAACATATGGAGATTTACTACCAATTTGTCCTGCAGGATCAAGTACACACATAAATCCGCCATGACCTTGACCAGTAATGTTACTGATACGTACAGCATCATTAAACATGAACATGTCAATTTCTGTATTATTCTTTGGAGGATTATACGCAACATCAAATGCAAATGTAACACTGCCTACTAGATTAGTAATGACCGGGTCAACCCCTGCTTCTTTGGTAATAGATAGATCTCTAATCTGTGTAACAGTTCCGCGCTTTGGCGGCGATGTGGACACTGTTAGTAATACATTATCAATTATTTCTTGTGCAACTGTATTAATGTAATTAATAGCTGCAATATGTTCAACTTCAGTCAATCCGAGATTAGTGGTATAGTATTTTGATGCAGCATCTACAACATTAGCCTTGCCCCCGGCAATCAAGTCTGCAACAATCGCATCAGTAATTAGACCAGCATCTCTTGATAATAAATCTTGATTAACAGCTCCTACTCCTGGGTACACTAACATGTATTCAACTACTTCTGCTTGTATAAATTTTCTGTTAATTTCTAAAAGTTTGGCAGCGTTTACATACTCACCCGGATTAGCGTAACTAGTACCAACATTGTATGCAGCCTGTGTATTCGTTAAGTAATGGTAACCATATTTTGGACTAGAGAACGCACCAAATGCAGATGTCAATGCTGTTAGACCTGTTGTAATTACTGTAGCAATATCGTCTAGTAATCCGCCAACTTTTGTAACGGCCGCTGTTTCCCCATTAGCAGCAGTGATAGTTTGAGTTTCAGATGCTTGTAAAGATGCATATGCAGTGTTTAATAAAACATAATTAACAGCAATATTTTTAAGTTGTAGTACTGCTGCAGATGTCTGTGCTTCTTGTCCTGCATTTTTAAAAATTGCACCGTTATAGTATAAACTTGCCGTGGTAAAACTTTCAGCATTGCCGCCGTATTTTACGTCAGCAATTAGTGCATCAACAATTAACCCAACATCTTGAGAAAATAGGCTGTCATTATAGGTAAATGCAGCCCATATTCCTGTGCCAATTCCAATTTGTTGATTAATCCATGCAATAACTTCTTTCTTTAGATAATCTTTGTTGAATGTTAATAATTCAACTGCATCGGGATAGTTTGTTGGCGCTAGATCTAAACCGTCAAAGCTGGTATCTCTATAAAAATAAGTTTCAATCCAAGGACTTTGGCTTGCACGATCTTTAGGACGTACAATACATCTACGGAAATCATCTCCTCGGATAGTTACGTTAGCCGGAACTCGTATTGGTAGATCTTCATAATAAATTCCACTCTCAACTCGAATAGTAACCTGTACATTTTTGTTTGCTTCGGCAAATTCTAATTCTTCAGTTAGATCAAAGTTTTGTGGAGAAAGTAAATTACATGTAATTGTATCAAAGCCTGAAGCAGTATTATCGTTGTAATTTACAATTCTACCGACAGCCCCTGATCTAATTCCTCGAATCAATTTACCCGGGATAATGTCAATGTTAACCGGATCACCTTGATCAACTCTGGTTCCACCGTTGTCGAAAGTAATAACCACAACTCCAGTACCATAATCAATTTCCGGAGCGGAACTAACACCATCATTAAGTACATCAATTACAATGTCAAATTTACTTTCAACTGCTGATCTGCGTGTTGAATTTGGAGCAGAATAAATGCTGTTCTGTCTTGAATAAACTGATTGATAAGAAGTAGGTGGGCTTGTTTCTTGTAAGACGTAATCAGTAAGAACTTTTGCGTATTGAATACCGGCAGCAGTTTCTACTAATTGTGATCCAGAAGCGACTCTTGCACTGACATTCTTAAAATATGATTTACCAGCATTAACTGATTGATAGTTGCTGTCAGTTAGTATGTCAATAAGAACAGCATCAATAATATATCCTACATCTCTAAAACACAGATCTTGATCATATTGAAGAGTGGGGTATGTAGTATTAATGAATCCAATTACTTCAGCTTGGATATACTCTTTATTAAGAGTTAATAGGTCTTCAACATCGATCCAGCTGGCATTGCCGCCACTAAATGCAACACTTTGTACTTGACTGTTAGTTGTTTCTCCGGCAACAGTGTGAGCAATACGCTGTCTATACGGACCTGGTTCATTTTCGTAAAGCTCAATGACCTCTTCCGCCTTACGACACGCAGCACCTACTGTGGCATATGCATAGGCAAAGGCAGCACCTTCTTTACCTTCGGGCGTATTAGCCTGTGTGTCATCTCCCGAATTTGCCACAAACAAATTAAATTGGCTGGCAAAACTGGAATTATCAACATAATACTTTGTAGCTGCCTGCAGATCGTCTGCGCCGTTTGGAGTGCCTGCACCTGCAAGTGGTCCAGGGTGATCATCTAAGTACAGTGGCCCAGTCATTGTATCGCCTTGTCTGCGTACAGTACTCTTACGAGGCAATGCTTCGTTACTTAGATAATTTCCCGCAAGATTAGTATCTAAATATGCATCAACTAGTGTCTGTGTACCAGTACCGCCCGATACAGTAATTTTATCTACACCACTTCTAGCATCATCGGCACTGTAGTGTACACTTACATAGTTGTCATCAACATATTTTAAATGGTACACAGGTGTTGCAACACCGCTGCCGGATCCGGCACCTATTGCAGTAAACACAGTAGAAAGTTCGTTGTTTAATGCACCTATGCTAGTCCAAACAGTTGAGCCTACTGTATTAATTTTATAAGTTCTTCCTACAACAAAACTCCCTGCATTTACAGTTTCAGCGAGTCCTACAGCATTCGTCCCTGTAGAGTTATAGGTAAATGCAATACCATCAGAGCCAGAATCAAATCCATGGTTTGGCAGATTCATATTACCACCAATATATCCGGATATAGCTCTTGTATATTCGGATTGATTTGCAGGCTCATCTCTTACACGCAGCTGGCCAGCAGAACTGCTGCCACCGCCACTTTGAAGATATCTGCGATCCGCATAACCTTTGGTAATAACCAATGCATCTGCTGTAATAGTAGTGCCGTGTGTAGTATTGAATAATAACGCATTTTGAACACTAGGATCCGCAGCTCGACCTATAGGCAAATTCTGTGCATCTAATGGAGAACCTAACTTTGGTCTAGGATCCGAAATTACCTGGCCGCCAGACGCAGTAATAGTAACACCGTCTTCACCATTTGGATCTATAATGATACCATCGCCTGCTACGAGATCTTTAGCTAATACTTGATCTCCTAGATCATTAACGATGAATATTTGATTGCTGGTATATGTATTAGGGAAGTCATCTAAGTTTGTAGAAGAAATAAAATCCCCAGAACCAAAAACTGCGTATAAATCTCGAAAGTTTTCGTTAACTTTACGGAACGCTTCACGAATACTATCGCCAGTGCCGTCATTGCCTTGTACGCCAATATCAATTTTTTGTCTTGCCATTTTATACCTCTAAGTGATCAACGTAGTCATCTGCTACTGAAAAACTAGATCCGCAGCCGCAGGTCGTAGTTGCGTTGGGATTCGTAATTGTAAATGAACTTCCCATAAGTTCGTCTTTGTAATCTATTTCAGCACCCTGTAGATACTGCATACTCATAGCATCTACAAGCACTTTAAATTCGTCTAGAGGAATTTCAAAGTCATCTTCGTTTGTTACTTCGTCGAAGGTAAAACCATAGCTAAATCCGCTACATCCTCCCCCTTGAACAAATGTACGTAATGCTAGTTTAGGATTACCTTCTTCGTATAGAAGGTCTTTAATTTTTAATCTTGCTGAGTTGGAAATTGTTATCATATCAATATTTACCTTTTAGTTTTGTAACCCTAATGTAAATACATGATGTTCATCACAACAGAATTAGAAACTACTCAACACACTAGGACCAGCAAGCTAGGAGTAGAGCACCAATATAACCGCATTCGAACAGTAGCAGTGTTTCGTTGTGATAACTGTGGGGAAGGATTTCGTAGACTGAAAGAAAAGGTCAGTCCCAAGAGGCTGAACAACAATTACTTTCACTGTTGTGAACACTGTGATGCCAAACGTTTCGCCCAAAAGAAAGGCGTCGAGCGACGCCTAATATGGGATATGCCAGTATCAAGTACTGCGGATATCAGCCGACTCTAGGAAACGCACACATCTTACCGTTCTTGATCAGTTTAGAAATAACAGAGTTCATATGGCGCTGTTTATTTTTTTCTGGGCTAAGAGCAAAGATACCTGTCTTATTTTCTTTAGCAGATTGGCCGCCTTTCTTTCCACCGATACTTCCTGCTCTAGATGCATGTCCTAATTTGAAACCGCATTTACCTTCTTTGTTTGCTTTAGTAGCGGCCAACGATGCAAGACGACTTCTCTCTTCTGGGGGTATTGAATGTCTTCCAGAGATTAATAAACACGCGGCCCAATCACCTTGGGAGTAGTGTATATCATAGTGTTCCTGCCAAGTGACAAGTTTAAGATTATTAATATCATTATTAGAATGGTGTCCGTCGATATGATGAATCTCCATACCTTCTGGAATTTTTGTTCCGTGATATTGTTCGTAAATTTTTCGATGTTGTTTAGTTTCGTATTTTGCCATTGTCGTGTTCCCACGAGTATTTAGCTAAATTAGATTCTTGCACTCACTATGTCCCAGTTAATAATCTTCCATTGATTTTCTAGGTATTTCTTTTTATCACTTTGGTAGTCTAAAACCCAAGAGTGTTCCCACCAATCAACTAAAAGTACAATATCACTGCGTATTTGATGATTAACGATAGTTTTGATCTCACCGTTACGTGCTAGGTAGACCCAACCTGAGCCTTGTATTCCCATAGCTGCTTTGGCAAACTTCTCTTTAAAGAGATCAAAGGTCTTATGGTGCTTGTTGATAAACTCTAGAGCTGCACCTGTAGGTGCATTTGACCCTGCATACTTTTTATATTGCGGAAATAATATGTTGTGCAAGTATGCACCAGCTTCGTTAAAATCAGCATCTCCTTCGCCCGCATTATAACGATCAACATAGCCTTTGGCTAGTTTAGCATAGTGATAGTTCATTGTTTCCAAACTAATGCTTGGATCTAAATCTTCTCTGTGATAAGGAAGTTTAAACAATTCCAGGGTTTTTGGGGTATTTGATTCTTGTAACATACTCCACCTGATAAAATTATAGCTCATAGTTGTATTTAGCCCGCTATTTTAGTTATAAATAAAACTCCAAGGAGGAACATAGAATGTTCAAGAAAATCGCAGAATTCTTCACAGGCAAAAAGCCAGAAGCAGCCCCAGAGGCACCATACAAAGTAGAAACAGCACCGGTTGAAGCAGCCCCTACTTCAGCAGTTGACGCAGTGGTAGTTGTTCCAGAAGCTGTAGTACCGTCAGGGATAGTTGAGCAAGCGCCAGTGACTGCACCAGTACCTTCCCCAACTAAGAAACCACGTGCTCCAGCGGCTATTAAAAAGCCACGTGCTCCTAAAGCAAAGTAAGAGCCTTAGCCTGTTCGTATAACGTACGGCTGGCTAGATTTTTACCTTTACTTTCGCACATGATATCATGTGTGTTTAGAAAGCCCAGTGCCCACTCATTTGTTGCTGTATTCCAGTAAAAATCAGAGTGTGCTCTGAGCTTTTGTTTTTTGTAGCCTTGTGATAATAAACCTGCATGGTCTGGCACAATAGTAGCGTTGTGATCAACTAGATAGTCTTCACGACTAACACTATAATGCATAGTAGGGCGTAGACCGCGCCAGCTATCCACAACACGTTTAACACGGTCATCAGTCGGCTGTATGTACTCCCCTTCTCGGATCCAATGATGGTGTACATCAAGCACAGTAGGGACAATATCACTAAGAGAAAGGCAATCATTTAAACCCCAGGCGTTTTCTTCGTTTTCAATGGTAATGCAGTTTCTTGCTTCGGGGGTAAGCTGTTTGTAGGCAGCTCGAATGCCTTCGGGACCGAGTTTACCCGAGATGTGTACGTTGATTTTAAAATCCTGGAAGGATTTACCGTAGCCCATCCACCTGACCATATCTGCATGATATTCAAACTCCTCAATTGATCGTTCTACAATACCTGGGTTGCAACTTGCAAGCACAGTAAACTGACCGGGATGCATAGACAACCTAATGTTATTCTTGCGAGCCACATCTCCCACGGCTCTAAATCCTCTTTCACAATATTCTCTGGTAGCAGGAAGCCGCCAAAACCAGCTCCAATCCTGCTGAGTATACACAGGTAGTATATCGCTACTGAGTCGTACCATTCTAAGATTTTCATCAAGGGCTCCCACCTTTTCAACGAGCTTGCGAGTAGCTTCAATGTTACCTACCATTAGGTCCCATAGACGTTGTTCAGCTACTTCTTTGCTCTGTCTATTTAACCACGCAACGGTAGTAGAGCCAGTATTATATTGTTTAGCATCATCTTTTTTATCAATGCCGTTGACCTGTTCAGGGTGATCAATCCATTTGCAAGCAAAACCGATCTTCTTCATAATATACAATCAATAAAAATGGACATAGTATATTATAACACCATGTCCATTTTTTGTCAAGGCTTAGATCCAATTTTGAACAACTATTAGATCTTCAACTTCGCTAGGTTTTGGGTCGCCGTGGAATACTAGAATATTAGTACTGCCATTTATTACAGGACTAGCCCGTTCTTTAAATCTACGCTGATTTCCTACCTTTATAAGATCAGTTCGATCTCGAACTTCCCATTTATAACTTTGTATCCATTCTGTAGGCCAAAATACAAATCCAGTTTTGATTTGACTAAAGATCCAATCTTGGTCTCCATGCATACGTTTAGTTTGACTAAGATCTTTAACAAGGTTATCCCATACATAGTTGTGGCTACCTTTTTCAAATCTAAAAACACTGCTGTTAAATTTATTCCAATCTTTAATCATTGATCTATTGAAGTCTCTAATGATACAAAATTTGCCTGGTTGAAAATCCCAAAGTGAATCTATATTTTTAATTACAACAATATCTAAATCTAAGAATAGGATAGTTCCATTAATAGGTAATTCACTGCTAAACACCCAAGGTTTGTACCACCAGCCCGATACGCTGTATTTTGGTATAGGAATAACTGTAATGTTTGGATCAAGCCCGTCGGCATTTTCTGTTATACATGCAAACTTAAAAGGCACGGAAGAATGCCTAGTAGTCATGTTGTATAACTTGTTAACATACTCGGCAGAATATTTTGTGCCGTGTTTAAGACAAAGGATCCACTTATCCATTTACTAGCTCATGTATATTTTTAAGTTGTGTTAACAGATTTTCTAGCTCATTAAGGGGAATCATATTAGGTCCATCACTAGGTGCCGAATCTGGATCCTCATGAGTTTCGATGAACACTGCACTTACTGATCCTGTTGCAACCGCTGCTCGGGCAAGGTAAGGCACCATCTTGCGATCACCACCGGATACAACTCCCAGGCCGCCTGGTTGTTGAACAGAGTGTGTACAATCAAAAACTACAGGATAACCAGTACTTTCCATAATAGGTAATCCACGCATGTCAACTACAAGATTGTTGTATCCATGAGTAAATCCTCTTTCACATAATAATATATTTTTGTTTCCTGTACTGGCAATCTTTTCAGCAACATTCTTCATATCGTGAGGTGCAAGGAATTGTCCCTTCTTAACATTAATTGTTTTGCCAGTTTGGCCAGCCGCAAGTAACAGGTCAGTTTGTCTGCATAGAAATGCAGGAATTTGAATTACATCAATACCTGCATCTGCAACTAGCTGTGCCTGATAACTTTCGTGAATGTCTGTAAGTACCGGAACACCGAAAATATGCTTAACAGCATTGAGAATTTTTAGACCTTCGTCAATCCCAATTCCGCGCTTTGTACTAACACTACTGCGGTTAGCTTTGTCAAAACTACTTTTGTAGATAAAAGGAATACTGAGTTTATCTGCAATTTCTTTAATAGAGCCGGCCATTGTTTGAGCATGAGCTGCACTTTCAATCTGACATGGTCCGGCAATTAAGGCAAGTGGTTTATTCTTGCCTATTTCTATATTTTTTATTGTAATCACGCAAAGAGATCCTCATTCCATTCACGGTGTCCTTCTCGATAAGCCATATTAGCCTGTGTTTCACGTACTTCTACACGATAGCACCACAAGCGTTTGCTTTCTCCCTCTCCCCACATGTCCGGGATGTAAACTCCGTTGACATATTTGTAAAGCATGTCTGCCAAACTCTCACATCCTACTCTAGGTAAGATTGTAAGTTTAGCCAGCTTACGGCGTTCCATTTCTTTGTAGAACTCAAGTTCCGGATCATCCTGAGATACTAATGTAGTATGATCGAATTGATCTTCTAGGATCTTTTTAAGTTCTTTTAGACCACCATAGTCTGCCGCCCAATTGCGGACATCTAGGTCGTTGGTGCCAAAGTAAAATTTCATACTAAATGAATAGCCGTGATTTAGATTACAATGACTATCGGCACGCCATTGGCGATAAGCGCAAGGGAATGCATCGATATACTCTTTGGTGCTGGTGTACTTGTATTGTACTGTTTGTAGATTTGCCATCTCTAGTCTCCTTTGTAAGGTAGCAAGTTTGACGACATGCAGAATTTATAAAGCGGGGTGAATGACGTTAAAAGACCGCTAACAGTAATTATACTATATCGTAGACAATTGTCAAGTTCTTGATAGCCAACCAGCTGTCTGGAATTCGCCAATCTTGTTGTTGATGTTGTATAAACTCTATTTGACTATAATAATTAAAAACTTTTGCCAGTTGGTAAATCCAAAAGTCTGGCATGACTTTTTTGGAATCTGTTTTAGAATAGTTAGATGTACCTTTGTAAAAATTATTAACTAACCCGTCTACACTCCAAAGATCAAAACCTAACAAATGTATTTGTTGTGGCAACATCATCGATGCTAACAATACTGCATAAGGACCACTGTTCCAATGAAACGGTTTGTCTACTTTATCAGTCCCCTCAAATGGTAAATCTGGTAAAGACCGCACTCGATCACTACACCATTCCTTATACCAGTCTTGCCTAGTATAGACTGCACTATTAGTCACAGCATCATTTCTAAGTATTTCTTCAACCATGCGTCGATCTACAGCTACAAATCTATCACAGTTAAAATCTCTGTGAACTGCGTTGCAGCCTATTGTTAGATCTTTTATTTGATTAAGGGCGAAAGTTCTACGACTTTCGCCGTTACCTATAACCCAGATATTCACTTATTGTCTTGCAATAGAACCGAATGGTAACCACGCACCTGGACTACCTGCAGTTACACATACCCATCCAATGTAGTCGGTTGCTTTTGGATCGGTGTTCCACACAATATCGCCTTTGTTGTAATTTCCCAGTGTAGGTTTACTATCGCCTGTGGTAAATTTTTTGTTATCAAAACTTACTGATCCTGCTACTGTTAAACTTACATCTTCTTTGGGATTTGCAACACCAACTGCTAATTTACCATATACAGATACAGTTCTGTTATTATTATCGGAAGTACCAATAGTAATGTCAGCGCCTAATTTTAACTCACTAGTGTTACCTCTGATAACATTAAATTCGTCAGTGACTGTTAGATTATTTTCGTTGACGGAGAATTTTCCAATTTCAATTTTACTAGTAGACAGCGTTCTAGTTACCGCGGCATCGCCTGCTACTTGTAATTCAGTCAGCACACCTAATTTTTTAAGACTACTTTCTACAACAGTTGATCCTAGCATAGTTTTACTTAGAACCATTTTGTTTTCAATTGAGAAATATTTTTCTGGTGCTAGATCAATTATCTCTGTTGACCAAATTCTGTCAGGGTCGGCATAATATATGAATTGTTTATTAGGTTCAAACGGTGCTGACCAAACCATGCCTTTTCCGTAGATACTGTCTGTATCAGAAGCTTTAAACACTACCGGACTAGATCTATGTGTAATGACCTCGTCGGCATAGATTTTTCCATGCACTCTAACATCGCCACTGTTTGAAATTGTTATTCTTGCGGTATTATCGGTGACAATTTCTAAATTATCGTTTGTGTTTGTACCAATAACTGCTGTACTGGCTTTTGTGCTGCCGATAACAATACCGACACCGTTTTCGTTAATACCTAGAGCCGCCGCCGGGGAGTCTGTGTTAATACCAAATCTATTAAGATCGCTAACAGCATAGGCAAACCCGCCAAACTCGGCAGTGCCTGCTACAATTAAAGATTTAAGAATACCTACTGTTTTTAAATTACTTTTAGTAACAGTAGAACCTAATTCAGTAAAAGACAACACCAAAGTGTCGTTAATTTGATAACTTAATTCTTCTGCAAGATTAACACTTAGATCAGTCCATAATGTAGAATCTTTGTATGCTAGTGTTTTACTCTTGCGCCCGTCGGTCCATTTAATACCCTTGCTATTAACATCGGTAAAATTGCCGCCGGCAAAGGTTAATGATCGTTTAGGTTCGACTATATCAACAGTAATTTTACCGTTGGTTATAACGAGTGTTTCTTGTGTAGCAAGGTCGTTAATTCCTTGAGTACTAAATTTTAACGGTTCGAAAATGTTTAAGGCCATGGAAATACTCTCTTTTGAGTATTTATCCACGGCCCTAATTGTTTTATGCTACTTTAAGAAGAAGAGTCTCTTCGTTTAAACGACCGTTCATTTTAGTATCTACGGCGTTAATATCTTCTAAGAACTTGCGTAGCACTACTTTACCAGCCGCTTTAAAGGCCGCCAACTGTTCTACAGGCTTGCGTAGAGTCTTTTGTACAGATTTCATTTCACTAAAACCCGTAATTGTAGTGCCTTTAACGCCAAGTTCTTTAAACTCCTCAGCAACATACTTGCCCAACTTGCGTGTTTTACTGTTAAACACCCACAGTTCCTGAGCACCAATAATGTCTGCAGGGTTAACACTAACCAACTTTAGGGGCTCGTCAGTTTTCTTAAATTTAAGTTTAGCAACAAGTTTGTCTTTGCTAACTGCTTTAGTTTTGCGAGGCTTTTTGTTAACTTTGGCTTCTTGCATGAGCATGTTACAGGCTGATTCAATCTCTTGTAAAAATGCAATAAAGTTCTTGATCTGCTTACGAGTACGGTGCTTGTAACCTTCTTTCAACTGTTCATCACCTTGTCCGCTAGCTAGCTCATTTAGCTCTGCAAGATCGCCTGCATAGAAGTCACGAATGATACGTGCGTGAGCTGCCTTTGCGCCTTTACCTTTGAGCAAGTTAAGCATCTTAAACGCTTTGGGGTCAAAGTTTTCTGGATCAGCTTGATAGCTCTCGTAAGCGTCTTCGATCTCTTCAGTCATTAACAAGGCTGCATCGCGAGTACGTTCTTGAATGCTAGGGGTATAAACTGCAGGCTTGTCATCGACTACAACTGCGTCTTCATCAATGTCGTTTTTGCCTTCATCAATAATCTTGGCAATTTCTGCACCCAACCAAGTGGCAGTGTCACGACCGTTGTTAAAGTCTGGACGTGTGCTTTGCATACCTTTGAGCAAGCAGGCAGCAATTGAGCCAACAGTCAACGAACAACGATTGTCTTTGGTTTTCTTAAAACTTTGGATAGTCGTTTTGTCGTAACCATTTTTACCCATCCAATCAATAACTTTAACTTTGAGTTCTTTACCGCTGGCTTCCATACGATAGTACTTCATAGCACTATGGAAGTAACGCAGAAACTGATTCTCGTCCCATGCTTCGCAACCAACCCAGCTTGGACTGTAGTCACGTTTGGCTTTTTCACGAAGTGCGATAGATTCTTTTTTGAGTTTAGTTGCCATTTAAGTGCTCCTTTGCGTTAAACAATATGTATATTATACAGTCAATCTACTTATATGTCAACGGATTTTTAGCCAAAAGAAAAACCCTAACGTGCCAGGATGATCAATCCGCAGAGGTTAGGGCCGTGTTATTTTACTTCTTAGCTGGTTCAGCTTTCTTTTCTACTACAGGCTTGTCAATTTTTGGCATTTCTTTTGGCTGTTTCTTGCACTCAGTCTTGTCTGCATTGGCCTTGTCTTTGCAGTCAATATGAGCCGATTTTGGTACACGTACTTCTACAGTTTTGCCATTGGCTTTAACATCTTTAGTTTCGCCTTCTGGCTTCTTTGCTGGTTCGCTAGCTTGTGCTAGACCTAACGATAATCCTAATACTAACGCGGCTAATAATTTCATAGCAGTCTCCTTTTGATTATTTATTTACACAAAAAGCCCAGGGCTATTAACCATGGACTTCTCTGTATTTTGCTAATGCAATTTGTCTAGCTAGCCATAATCTAAACTTTACATAGTCTGATAAT